CCCCAATCTTGTACAACAACTTTTTCTTCCATTGTCTTATCCCCCTTTAAGGTTTGTAGAATATGTGACTGCCTATTTTAACAGTCACTTTCATTGTGTACCTCCACTGTGGAGATACTTCGGTAGTGTGGTAGTGTGTGGCTCCCTCTGACACGTCAATGTGGGGGGAACTGGTATCCCAGACAGCCGTGGATATTCGCACCGCTGTTCGCCACGCTTCGTAGTCGTGTATAGTTTCGGCTTTGCCGTCGCACCAAAAAGAAAATTGGCAACGATGTTTACGAGGGTGTCCGGACTCATACGTTGGCCCTTGCCTGATAACTTCACACACTGTGTTGGGGTAGTGCTTACTCGCAACGCGGTTAGCTATGACGTGTGCCACAGCTAACTGTCCCGCTAGTGGTTGGTTCCTAGCCTCAAAATAAACAGCTAGAGCCATACAGGATATTGCGGATATCATCACAAGTCTCCAGACTTTACGTGAACAGCTACACCTGTGGGTGGCTTGGCTCTCTCGTTGTCAATGATGACCCACAACACAGGACAATTCCAACTGCCCCATGACTTGCCAAGATATCCATCGGTAATGATAATCGCGGCTTGTGCCTTGATGTTGTTGTCAGTCATATACTTGGGAACACACTCGACATCGGTGCCGCCGCCACCCTTGGGTTTGGTAGACCGTACAAAGTCATCGAGTTCGTGCTGTTCATACTTCTCGTCTGAACATACCTGTGTGTCCCAATACAACATCCGCACCCAGTTGGGGTGTACGGTATCGAACATCTGCTTGGCCTCGGTAAGAATCACAGATTGCTCACGTTGCCCAATGGAGCCAGACATATCACCAGCAACGACAACACCCTCGACACTCTCGGATATACCGCTCGGCATATATACTCCAGCGGATACGAATCTCCTGTTGGGGCGTCTCCACGTAGAGTAGTCATTACCCGAACACGTCGTAGATATAAACTCGCGCATGACTTCCCGCCAATCGACCTGTGGTTTGAGTAAATCGGTTATGCTACGGTCAACACCTGTCCCCAGCTTGCCAGCGATCAACGCACCTTGGCGTATTGCTTCGTCAATATCACGTGCGAGATCACGTTGTTCTGCGTCACTCAATCCCTGTGCGCCTTCCCAATCGTGATCGTCGAAACCTTGACCGCGACCTTGACCGCCGCCCTGTTCCTGTTCTTGTTTGAGAATATTGAATACTTGTGCGCTGTCCATACCACGAAACTGCTCATCTAGCAGTCCCATGTCAGGCATTGTTGCGAAAGTATCAATGTTGTCGTCAACTATCTTTTGATTGATAACGTAATCACACGCCATGTTTGCAAGGTGTGGATCTTGCTCGTATAAATGTTTCCACGTGGTGAGGTGTCTGTATAGTTTGTGATAGTTCTCATGTAGTATGACAAATCGTAGTTCTGGATCAGATAACTTAGAGACAAATTCCCTACCGTACATCTCATCACGCCCATTGGTACAGGCGGTGGGTACATCATCTTCGACGGTACGATCACCAATCATAAGTATACCTGCGAGTGCGACATACTTCTCGTTGCCCATGATATCGACAACGGCCTTGGATAGTCGTTGCTCAATCGTTAGTTGTTTACCTAATGTCAACATCTTATTTCCTCTTTCCTTTCGTTTCTGACAAAAACAGACGTTTTGTCAGCTTCGGGTGAGGTCTTACCTCACCCGTAAACATGTTAGTCTGTGGACTAACGCTTATCTGCCGCAAACATATAGTTGTTTGCCATAGCCCAATCGGTGAACTTCTTGTTGGTCATCACCATAGACTGCTTGGAGTATTTGGGAGCGCGAACACCGTTGGCGAACATACCCTGCGCTTCCTTGTCGAGGCGCACCATGTAGTCCATCCATGCGCCTACCCAATCTTTGTCTAAACTTGCCAGTGTACGGTACACAACCATACACACAGCGCTGGCACTCTCCGGCACCTTGGCGTTCTTGGGGTCTCGTTTGATACTCTCCAATGATGGTAGCTGGTCAGCTAACGCAACAAACGCCATCAAGTCCATCGCGCCACGCTCCCCGATAGTACCCATGAGCAAACCTGTCAGCGTTTGATCGTCGTAGTTTTCACGCTCTTTGAGCCAATCACTCGCCGCCTCTGCGGAACGTGGTGTGAAGAACGCCGTCCTTTGTGCTTGTGGGTGGTAGATATAAGGGTTCTCGTCTGGGTCTTTGATATCTTCAAACGAGGCGAACAACTGTGGATTATCCTTGCACCACCCAAGTAACGTGTGATCGACCCCATTGTTTATCCCCCATTCTATCCATTCTATGTTATCAGGTTTACGCATTGTTATGACGGTAATGCGGTTACGTGCGTGAGGTGGTAGCAAGTCACCAACACCTTCGGCACCTAGGTTTGTAGTTGCAAATACTAACGAGTCAGGGTGCAACTGATACGAGCCAATCTTACGTTCAAGCATAAGGCGCAACATCGCGTTCTTGACTGCTGGGTTGGCCTTGCCGTACTCGTCAATCATAAGAATGATCGGCTTGTCGAGGTGGACACCAAGTTCCTCGTTGGTCAGATATGACACGTAGCCTGTGTCGTCATCCATTTTTGCAATATTCGGTATTGTGATGTCACCCAAGTCTTTCGTGGTGCAATCAAAGTAACAGGCGGTGTGGGTTTTCATCTCACCTGCCAACGTGTTTAGCAGTGATGATTTACCTGTACCCATGTGACCCTGCACCAGAATGGTGCGCTTGTTACCACCTGTACGTATGGCGGTGGCGATCTGGTCTAGGTTTAGTGCGTACATTTGTTGTGCTGTGTTAGCCATTTTTAGTTCTCCTATAAAGTGTTAGTCCGTGGACTAACTATTGTAAAAAGACACATTCGTTTTCTGTCCATGTGCCATCGGGGAGGTAAGTCACTTGACCGCAACCTGCCACCCATTCGATTATGACAAGTGCCAGTAACATGCCAGCACATATCATAAGTAACGCCGCGTACGATTTCCTCATATGCCTACACTCGGTAGATGCTTGATGATGTCGTCAACTGCACGTTTAGTCTCTACGCGAGTGCTTGTATCCTCACGTAACACATCGCCGGAGATACCATACATGGCTACCTCTAACTTGTTTTTGAGTGCTGCCATCTGACTGTCACCGGTCACGTTGCATACGTCTAGCAGGTGAACCATCTCAATCACGTTATCAACAAGACTGTCTCGAAATACCTTCTTGCTGTCGTCGCTGTAGTCGAGGCGTTCGCTCATCCGCGTGAGTGCTTTGTGTAAACGTGCCCACACGTCATTCATTGCGTTAGTCAGCTGCTCGGAGTAGTAGCTCTTGTAGTGGTCCTTGATCTGCGCGGTGGCCTCGTTACCCACATCAATACGAAAATCGCCTGTATCGGGTAGCGGGATATAGTTGAGGTTGAACGCAAACTTTGTTGTGAGTGTGTCCGATGTCGGATACTCGTCACGGTGGAACAAGTCACCAAGTCTGGCCTCGGCTTGACTGATCTCCCAATCGTATGCGGTCAGGAACTCGTTGACCAAGCCTTGCCATTTGTTCTGCTGCTCGGTCATGGCGTTGTGATAGTTGAAATACTGTTTAGTCGGTAGCAGCATAAGTCCAGTGTTTGACCACGGCATTGTCATACCCATGTGCATATTACGTATGGCACCTGTCAGTTTATGTACCCGACCTAATTCGGCACAGTCTCCTAACAGTTTCTTGTGTACGTTGGCGACACCGATTGCCGCGTTGTTGTCTGCTGTAACTTCTTTCGACGCCTTGCGGTCCTTCTTGCGTCCTGTCCATTGTGATATCGACAATTCGACCAACATTGCGGCTGAACTGATAGACGGTGCCGAAACTTCAGGAACATTGTTAGTCCGTGGACTAACATCTTTAGACGTGAGCATAGCTCCGCCCCCGTCGGTATTTCCGTCGGTTTGTGGTAAGGTGTTTGTATGTGTATTCATGACTAAAGTTCCTTGTCAAAAAAGTGGCAAAATCACCACTATCAATATTATAGCAAATTTATCAATCTCAAGCAAGTGTTACGAGAACGTGTTATTTTGTGTTGTTTTGTGTATTGTTCTGTAATGTTCTGTAATGTTCTGTATGCGCGGCGCGTAAGCCATTGGTATTCCAGTAATGTTCTAATGTTCTATTTTTGTGGAAATTGGAGGGTGTTATTTTGGGTGAGTGCTTTTTAGTGTTAGGATTTGATCCGCGCCAAGGGGGTTAAAATGTTGCTTTAAACTATTTCTAAAAAAGAACATTACATACTACTACTACAAATACATATAAATTGATAAGTTTTGGTAAGCACTTCTCCACAGAATTGCATAAACCTTGTCACGAATTGCTACAAAAGCATAATGTTCTCACGGCACAGAACATTAGGCCAAAAAACAGAACATTACCCCCCAAAAAACAGAACATTGCTTATATATCAACGTGTTAGGTACAGAACATTCACTCACCGCTCCAGCGGAAACTGGTTTCAAATACGTTAGTCCGTGGACTAACACGTTGGTGTATGTGGCTCACCGCTCCAGCAGAAACTGGTATCAAAGGTGTTAGTCCACGGACTAACATTGGCAGAAAAAAGACACAAAAAAAGGGAGGCCCGAAGGCCTCCCAAGTTTGGTAAGAGATGTTATTCGCTGTCGAGTGGGCAATCGTTAACCCATTCGGTTAGCGCGACCGTATCGCCATCAAACGTCTCGCTAGACTGGATACGTTTTTTCAAATCGGCAATCATTCGCGGGATAGCGACGTTGTCGTCCGTGCGTCCCTTGGATTCGCTATCTGGGTTGAGACGTTTGTGTACCGCCTGTTTGACCTTACTCAAACGTGATCCAACTTGTTGGCGATTGTAGCGTTTAGTTGCCTTGTCTTCATCTGACAACTCTTTAGTAGGCGCGTCCGACAATGTGATTGCCTTGGCACCATATGATGCGAAAATGCCGCGCTCGACCTCTACGCGTATCGGGTTAGGCTCCCCACCTTTTGGCGTTTTATCGAATACCGCCATCGCGTTCTCGCTACCGGCTACGATCTTATCAACAACTAGCGCCAATGTGTTGGCGTTGCGTGTCATACCAGAAGACCATTTTTTCGCTAGGTCGTATAATGTAGGCTCTTGCACTTCTTGTGTTTTATTTCCCATAAGGAAACTCCTTTTTAAAATCGACGCTTGGCGTTATTGCCTCGCCGATGGTTTATAATAAAACATGTTTTCACGTGATTATCAATAGATGTTCTGACAATTTGTTAGTCGCGCGACTAACATTTAAACAGGCATTGGCTCGCCGCGCCCTTGAGAACTGGCATCAACGCACAGATTCATCCGGCAGATTTTCTTTGGCTCACCGCGCCCTCACGAACTGGTATCAAAGGGGAGAGGCCGAAGCCCCTCCCGATTGGTTATGGTGTAGCTACTAGTACAAAGTAGAGCAAAGCTACAAAGCCTAGCGCACATAAGAACTCAGATATACGTTGCATTACTTCCTCGCTTTAAATCTTGTTGATTTGATACGAGCCATTGCTTGCAGGTGACGTTGCAACTCTCGCTCCATCGCCTCTTCCCGCTGATGTCTGAGGCGAACTTCCTTAACGTGTATATCCTCACGTGGTGGCATCGTCGCTGTTATACCGAGCCATGCCATGAACCCAAGTAACAATGCGCTTACTGCAATAAACGCTATCATAAATATATCCATTGTCTTGCCTTTCGTTGTGGGGGAGCCGAAGCTCCCCCGGTTGATTAGATGTTAACTCCGAGGATATCGGATTCGATTGACGCTAGCCCATGCTTGCTGTTTAGTCTGCTACACATTTCTTGCGCACCACTTCTGTCCTCGTAGCGCATAACATAACTAGCGTTTTTCTTTCTCGTGTCGTAGATAATGTAGCACACGTCGCAACCATCGTAGTATCGCCTGATTTTGTAGGGTGCTAATGATTCAGCCATTGTCTTGCCTTTCGTTATCGCAGGACTTGATTGCCCCGTTCGATAATTGTATAAGAACACGTTAACACGTAAATTACAATAGATGTTCTGACACTATTTGCTAGAGTGTGGCACTATTTGGTAGGAATAGGTGGGGGGGTCTTTTTCTAGGGCGAAATATTTTGGACCCTACCCTACCCCCATGACCCCGTGACAGTTTGGGACTCCGAGTACTACTATATAAATACTATTTCAGACGAAAATTCTGTACTTTTTTAAGTTTTGGTTATTCGGTAGCAGCGTTGTAGTCTTCGTTTTTTATTTCTTCATCAAGAGGAGGGACTATATGTACTTCTCTGGTTTCTACATCTACATAAGCCATACGGACCCCTAATAGTTTCTGAAGGGGAGTAAGTACTCTGTATATTCTGTTTTCTTGACCGCGTTCCGGTACGTATCGTTTAGCATCTTTCTTGGCATCGAAGAGGTATATTTTACCCTTTTCGGTTATTGCTACAACATCTACAGGCCCAACAATTGCTGATGCTGGGTAGACATACATATTAAGGCGCAAAAGATATTCTGCGAGAATTGTTTCACAAATTTGTCCTTCCGTATGCCGTTTATCCATATAGAGAAGACCCCCCTTTGGAGTCCCATACCTCCGGTTGAAATAAAAGATCTTTCTGTTATAATTATATTAACGGTTTGCCTATTAGCTACCTGCGGAAAATTAATGCCATTAGTTATAGAACCAGAATTAGGAGTTCCATTCTCCCCTAACACTCCTTATATAGACCTACGTGAACGTGCTCAGTACGCGTGTAATACGGCTGCAAAACTGGCTGAACACGGTTTAGACGTAGAACCAACTACAGAAGATAAGGATACAGCAGCCAAGTTAGCTTTAGCTTACGCAGATAATCCTGAGAAAGTCTCTAAAAAAGTGACATCCAGAAAAGCGGCTGCTTTAACCCCTGCATCACTTCTTATGACAAATAGTATATTACAGGAGTTTGGACAGTCTGTTGTAGATAACGCTGTACAGATAAGACATCTGGTAACAAACAAGCTCGTACTGGAAGCAGAGAACCCTGACCCACGGGTACGTATCCGTGCATTGGAGTTGTTAGGTAAGATTTCTGATGTCGGTCTTTTTGCAGAAAAGTCAGAAGTTACAATAACGCATCAGTCTACGGAAGATTTAAGGTTAAAGTTACGTTCTAAGTTAGCTAAACTTGTAAACCCTCCAGAGGAAGATACTGATGGTGTTATAATAGACGGCAAAGCTATGGACGTTAATGAAGAACTTGGGTTAGAAGCGACAGAACCGGATGACAACGACGACGCAAAGTAGAGCAGAGGACTTTACGGGGCATGAAGTTCAAATCATGCTGGATAACCTCGACAAATATTCTGCCGAAGAGGTTGCAGAAATAGACAGACTTGTAGATGAGCTGTCTGTTCGGAAATATAACGACAGTGTACGTGAAGATCTTATAGAATTTTGTAAACATATGCAGCCTGATTACAAGGTAGGCAAACATCACCGTATGTTGGCTGATATGTTGATGGGTATAGAGCAGGGGATTAAAGATCGTATCTGTGTTAACATCCCACCTCGTCATGGTAAGTCCCAATTAGTCTCTATTATGTTCCCCGCATGGTATTTAGGGCGGAATCCGGGCAAAAAAGTGATGATGGTGTCCCATACTACCGACTTGGCGGTGGATTTTGGGCGTAAAGTACGTAATTTGATCGCTACAGACGCCTATAAAGCTATTTTTCCGACTGTTTCACTCGCTGTAGACTCTAAATCGGCTGGTAGATGGAATACAAACGCTGGTGGAGAGTATTATGCGTGTGGTATTGGCTCCTCTATCGCTGGTCGAGGTGCTGATTTGTTGCTAATTGATGATCCACACTCAGAACAGGACGTAATTAACGGTAATTTTGAGGTTTTTGAGAAGGCTTACGAGTGGTTTACCTACGGTGCTCGTACTCGTCTTATGCCGGGGGGTAGTGTAGCTATAATCCAGACCAGATGGCATATGGATGACCTGACCGGGCGTGTTGTTACAGATATGTCTAAAAACGATAAGGCGGATCAGTACGAAATAGTTGAGTTTCCAGCTATATTGGAAATACCCGATAAAAACAGTTCCGGCTATATACAGAAACCTCTGTGGCCTGATTTTTTTGACTTAGACGCATTACTCCGCACTAAAGCGTCAATGCCTACGTTCCAATGGAACGCTCAATATCAACAAGAACCAACGGCAGAAGAAGCCTCTATTGTAAAACGGGAATGGTGGCAGTCGTGGGGTGAAGATAAAGCGCCTATGTGTGAGTACCTGATAATGTCTTTGGACGCAGCTGCTGAGTCTCATAACCGAGCTGACTTCACAGCACTCACAACATGGGGCGTTTTCTTAAACGAAGAGACTGGCGCGTACAATATTATATTGTTAAATAGTATAAAGAAGCGTATGGAGTTTCCTGAGTTAAAACAGCTAGCTATGGAAGAATACGGAGAATGGGAACCGGATTCGTTTATTGTGGAAAAGAAGAGTTCCGGTACAGCTTTGTATCAGGAAATGCGTAGAATGGGATTACCTGTGCAGGAATATACTCCCCATAGAGGATCGGGAGATAAGATGGCAAGGTTAAATTCTGTTTCCGATATTGTAGCTTCTGGTTTAGTGTGGGTTCCTGCTACACGTTGGGCAGAAGAAGTGGTAGAAGAAATTGCCGGGTTTCCATTTATGAGCCACGATGACTTAGTTGACTCTACCATAATGGCTCTTATGAGATTTAGGCAGGGCGGTTTTATAAGATTGCCTTCTGATGAACCGGAAGAAATACAATATTTTAAACGTCGTGCTGGCGGGTATTATTAGGAATGTATTATGGCTATTGAAAAAACAATGACACCGTTACCCGAAGGAATAGAAGAACCCGAAGGTGAGTTAGAGATAGAAGTTGTTAATCCTGACATGGTTACTCTTGATGATGGTAGTGTTGAGATAACTCTTATCCCCGGCGGAAAAGATGGGGGCGAGAAAGACGTATTTGACAGGAACATAGCCGAAGATTTAGAAGAGGGCGAATTAGCAAATATAGCTGATGAACTTATAGGATTGGTCGATGCTGACATTGATTCTCGCAAGGATTGGGCAGACACCTTCGTTAAAGGACTCGACGTGCTTGGATTTAAGTACGAAGAAAGGACGGATCCGTGGGAAGGCGCGTGTGGTGTTTATTCGACGGTGCTTGCGGAAGCGGCTATCCGCTTTCAAGCGGAGACTATGAGTGAGACTTTTCCTTCTGCTGGTCCTGTAAAAACCAAGATACTCGGAGAAGAAACAAAAGAAAAAGAAGAAGCTGCTGCCCGTGTAAAAGCAGACATGAACTATGAACTTACTGAGCGTATGATTGAGTATCGTCCCGAACACGAACGACTCTTATATAGTCTCGGGCTTTCAGGATCTGCCTTTAAAAAAGTTTACTATGATCCAAATATAGATCGCCAGACAGCTATCTACATTCCAGCAGAAGATGTTATCGTGCCTTATGGCGCGTCTCATATAGAAAGTGCAGAACGTGTTACGCATATAATGCGTAAAACAAAGAATGACCTGAAAAAACTTCAGGCTAACGAGTTTTATAGAGACATAGAGTTACAAGAACCACAACCGTTTCATACTGATATAGAAGAACGTAAAGCCGAAGAGGGTGGTTATTCTATAACTGATGATGATCGGTATGCAATTTATGAAATACATGCTGACCTAATCATTGATGGTATTGATGATTCTGAAGATGAAATAGCAAAACCTTACGTAGTTACTATAGAACGCAGTACTAATGAAGTGCTTGCTGTACGTAGAAACTGGGATCCTGAAGATCCGCTTATGTTAAAACGCCAACATTTTGTGCATTATGTATATGTGCCGGGGTTCGGTTTTTATGGTTTAGGTCTTATTCACATTATTGGTGGGTATGCCAAAGCTGGTACGAGTATTATTCGGCAATTAGTAGACGCAGGTACGTTATCTAATCTACCGGGCGGTATAAAATCTCGGGGTCTTAGAATTAAAGGCGATGATACGCCTATCGAACCCGGCGAGTGGCGTGACGTAGATGTACCGTCAGGCAGCATACGCGATAATATTATGCCGCTCCCATATAAAGAACCCAGCAATACACTTCTCCAACTTCTTAACCAGATTACAACCGAAGGCCGTCGTCTTGGTGCTATCAGCGATATGAATATATCTGATATGTCGGCTAATGCACCTGTAGGCACGACACTGGCTTTACTTGAACGCACTCTTAAACCTATGGCTGCGGTACAGGCTCGTGTTCATTACGCAATGAAACAGGAGTTTAAACTTCTTAAAGAAATAATGGCCGAATATGCGGCTGATTCATATGACTACAAACCGTTTCGCGGAGAGATAAGCGCCAGACGTTCAGATTACGATACTGTAGACGTAATTCCTGTTAGTGATCCTAACAGTTCTACTATGGCGCAACGAGTTGTACAGTATCAAGCTGTCCTTCAGATGTCTCAGTCTGCACCACAGATATATGACCTGCCACAGTTACACAGGCAGATGATCGAAGTGTTGGGTGTTAAGAACGCAGATAAACTTGTTCCCACTAAAGATGACGCTATTCCTACAGATCCTGTTAGTGAAAATATGGCCGCATTAGTTGGAAAACCAATGAGAGCTTTTATATACCAAGACCATGATGCTCATATAGGAACACACATGGCGTTTATGCAAGATCCTATGGTTGCTCAGTTGATTGGGCAAAACCCACAAGCACAACAAATTATGATGTCGTTGCAAGCACACATAGCAGAACATCTAGGGTTTAACTATCGTAAACAGATAGAAGAAAAACTTGGTGTTCCGCTTCCGCCACCTGACCAACCGTTGTCTGAAGAAATTGAAACTGAACTTTCAAGGCTTGTTGCTGACGCAGGTAAACAACTTACTGAAACTCATAAACAAGAAGCTGCTCAACGAGAAGCCCAACAAAAGGCACAAGATCCTGTATTGCAACTACGACGTGAAGAAGTAGCTATTAAACAGGCCGAAGTACAACGTAAGACCCAAAAAGATCAGGCTGATTCTGCGCTACAACAAGCGGAGTTAATGCGTAAGGCACAAAAAGATCAGACTGATGCGGCTACAAACGCACAACGAGTAGAAAATGAACAGGCCGGTATAGTTATAGACGCACAAAAAGCTAAAGTAAAAATTGATGCGGAGGTAAAGAAGGAGTCAGATAAACTAGATTTAGAAATATTTAAAGCAGTAACTACTCCTCCACCTAACAATAGAAGAGAGTAAATATGCCAAGAACCGTCTTTGACGTGCTTAAAGAACGCATCGGGGAACAAAAATCCTCTGCTGTAGAATTTCTTACTGGGGGAGGTCCAAAAGACTTTGCTGAGTATAGAAATGTGTGTGGTTTGATCCGGGGTCTCGACACCGCACTTTCACATATAGAAGACCTCTCGCGCAATTATTTGGAAGATGATGACGATGAATAGCACAGCAACAGAACTTAAACCTGTATCTGATGAAGATTGGGAAGCACAATTACCTATACCATGTGGATATCATATATTGGTAGCTTTGCCTGATATTGATGACTATTACGGAGGAGGTCTTCTGTTAAAAACAGAAAGCGAAAAACATAGGGAGTATATTACTTCTATTATGGGTATCGTTATAGACATGGGCAGCGGTGCATATACTGACAAAGAACGTTTTCCTGATGGTCCTTGGTGTAAGGTTGGTGATTACGTTATGTTTCGTATGAATACTGGCACACGTTTTACTGTTAATAGTAAAGAGTTTAGATTGATGAACGACGATTCTGTTGAGGCAGTTATTCCTGATCCTCGCGGTATCTGCAAAGCATAGGAGGGTATTCATATGCCTTTTGAAAAAGTAGAGTTTAGTTTCCCAGAACCTGATAATGAAGAAGAAGCAAAGATTGAAGTAGAATCTTCTAGTGCTGTAGATGTTGATCTATCTGGTAGCATAGTTGAGGAAACAAAAGAACCTTCCAAAAAAACAGCTAATGGAGCTGATGATTTTGAAGTTGAGGTTGTGGATGATATTCCTGAACAAGACAGGGGGCGTAAAGCATCTGAACCTCCTGAAGAAGTGACCGATGAAGAACTTGAAGATTATTCTGATAAAGTTCGTAAGAGGATAAAGCATTTTAGTAAAGGATATCACGACGAACGTAGGGCAAAAGAACAAGCTCTTCGTGAGCGTGAAGAGCTTGAGAGGTATACTCAACAGCTTGTAGAAGAGAACAAAGGTCTTAAAACATCTGCTACTAAAAACCAAACAGTGCTTTTAGATCAAGCTAAACGTACAGCAGATAGTGATCTGGAAAGAGCTAAAAGTGCGTATAAAGAGGCTTACGAAGCCGGTGACTCAAACGCAGTCGTAGAAGCACAAGAACAGTTAACTTCTGCTAAGATACGATCAGATCGCTTAAACAACATACAAATACCTTTACAGGAAGAGGGAACCCCTGTAGAAGGAGATGTACCACAATCCGCTCCAGTGCAGGTTGATGACCGGGCTAATGAATGGGCGAAAGCTAATACATGGTTTGGTTCAGATGACGAAATGACAAGTTTTGCGCTGGGGCTGCATAATAAACTTGTCAAACAGGGCATAAGCCCGCAAAGTAATGACTACTACGACACTATAAATGGTCGTATGCGAGAAGTATTCCCCGAAAATTTCGAGGATACTGAAGAATTAGATAGAGAAACGCCTAAACGTAAGAAGGCTAATGTGGTTGCCCCCGCTACGCGGAGCACAACACCTAAGAAGGTGAGATTAACGCAAACACAAGTAACCCTTGCAAATCGTTTAGGAGTCCCTCTTGAAGAATACGCCAAACAGGTTGCAATAGAGATGAGGAAAGATGCTAATGGCTGATAATAGAATTAACCGTGAGCAAGAAACACGAGAAAAAACGACCCGTAAACGAGCTTGGACGCGCCCCGAGGTGCTTCCCTCACCTACTCCCGAGCCGGGTTATGAATTTCATTGGGTTCGTGTAGCGACGTTAGGTAACGTTGATGCTACTAATGTTTCCTCAAAACTGCGTGAAGGTTGGGAGCCTGTTAAGGCAGAAAACCACCCAGAGATTACAATGGTTACGATTGAACAAGAAAGGTTCAAGGATAATGTTGTAATTGGAGGGTTAATGCTTTGTAAAGCTCCAAAGGAGTTAATTGAGGAGCGTAATGCTTATTACAATAAGCAAAGCAAAGCTCAAATAGCTGCTGTAGACAACAACCTAATGCGGGAGAATGACCCTCGTATGCCGCTTTTTAATGATCGGAAGACGAAGGTTACTTTTGGTGAAGGATCTTAACATTTAACTCGGGAGTATATAAGCAATGGCTTATCCTACTATCTCTGGTCCTTATGGACTAAAGCCCGTTAAGATGCTTGACAATTCTCCGTACAATGGTGCTACTCGGCAATATAGAATTGCCAGTGCATACGGCACCAACATATTTTGTGGAGATGTTGTAAAGCTCGTAACTGGCGGTACCGTCGAGCGGGATACCGCAGACGCTGCCATGACACCTATTGGTGTCTTCATGGGGTGTACTTACACTGACCCTAGTACGTCTCAAATCACATTCAAACAATATTGGCCCGCTAGCACAGTCGCTAGTGATGCTATGGCATATGTGGTCGATGATCCGAATGTGTTGTTCAAGGTTGCAGTTGTATCTTCTGGTACGACTATAGCTGATCTTGCTATTACTGACATTGGGGCAAACCTGCAAATGGTAGACAATACCGGCAGTACTGTTACTGGCAACTCAAAAATTGCTGTTGATGATACTTCTGCTACCACTGCTACTTTCCCACTTCGTGTAGTAGATGTAGTGACCGACACTAAGACTTCCGCAACGGCCTTCCCCGAAGCGCTCGTTAAGTGGAATGCTGGTCACATGCTAACCAACACAACCGGCGTTTAGAGGAGTAATGTAAAATGGCTATATCACGCGCCCAATTACTTAAAGAACTCCTCCCCGGCCTTAATGCTCTGTTTGGTATGGAGTATGCGAAGTACGGTGAAGAGCATAAGGAGATATTCGAAACCGAGTCTTCTGACCGCTCTTTTGAGGAAGAAACGAAACTGTCTGGTTTCTCTGCTGCACCTGTCAAAGACGAAGGCTCTGCCATCGAGTATGACAATGC